TGGCGGTCCCCTAAGAAGTGTTGCACATCCTTTGGAAAAGGAGGACAACTGTTATGAATTTATCCATAACAAAGCTTCAAAAGGGAGCCGTACAGAGAGCTAAAGCTTTATCTATCCCAAAGAGGTTATTTATCCCTTTCTTGCAAGATGTAAGGAAGTGGTATAAAGCCTCTGGGGAAGGATGGACAGTTGATCGTTTGAAAGCGATCAAGTTAGATGTTATCCGTGTGAAAGCAGGTATGCCACCTGTTTCAACATGGATATCCCGTGGTCCTCGATTTTATCGTGGACACTTAGGACAGCTTGAGAGATGGATGTCATTAAATGACAAACAGTTCTCACGCGGTATCCAACTACTCCAGATCTATACTCTCTTTATTGCAAATCGTGTAACTGATGCGCAAAAAGATAAGTTTTTATCTGGTGTTACTGCCCCTCCTCCCTCGCTTATTGAGTTATCATTAGGTAATGATATACTCAATAAAGGTTTTGATCTGTTGCCTAATAGGATATCTTATAAGAAGTTGGGTAAACCTCGACCTTTGGTCGATATGTTACCTTCTCCTAATAAGAGAGCTCCATTACCATCTGAGTCAGTTCCAGAATCAAATGGTATTGTAGACTCACTTAAATTCCTCTTTGAATCTGTAGAGGGATTTAATCATTATATCAAGTACAAACATTCCCACTATTCACCTGTTATAGGTGATTTGTGGAATGTGTTATGTGATCCATACAATCGTATGGAAAACAAAAATGTATTTGATCCTATTAAGTATCACGGATCATTCCTTGTGGGTAGGATTGGTCTGATCCAGGAACCTGGTTACAAGCTTCGTGCTGTAGCCAATCCTGGAAGAGTATTTCAAAGAGTATTAGAACCTTTTGGTAATGCTATATATGATTACCTCAAGTCTTTACCTTTTGATTGTACTTTTGACCAATCTAAAGCTATTCCTGTTTTACAGGAAGCGCTTGCCCACGGCAAGACGATTCACTCCATCGACTTATCAGGTGCAACAGACTATTTCCCTCTCGCTCTACAGGAACATCTTCTTAAGAAAATGTTTCCTGATATCGATGTGGATTTGTTTGTTGATCTGAGCAAGGCTTCATGGTATATGCCCCAATGTGGGGAGATATCCTGGAGAAGAGGGCAACCTTTAGGCTTATTTCCAAGTTTTGGAGCTTTTGCTCTAACTCATGGAACTCTGCTTCTGGGCCTTCTTAACAAAGAATGGAATAATCAATTCTTTGTCCTTGGAGACGATGTGGTGATTCTCGATGACCAATTGGCTCAAGACTACTATCAGGTTCTTCACCTTTTAGGTTGTCCTGTGTCACTCCCTAAATCTCTCCATTCAAAAACACTTTGTGAGTTTGGTGGTAAGATTATATCCATTAATGCTGTGATTTCTCAGTATAAATGGAGGGATGTCTCCGATGATTCCTTTATGGATATCGCTCGGATTCTTGGTCCTCGATCACTGTCACTTTTCAAACCTAGACAAGTGAAAATGATTCAACGTTTCAGCCAGATCCCAGATTTTCTTGGAGGTCTTGGA